CGTCACCAACTCCAGCGATTGATGTTGATGAAACTTCTCTTACTGCTGCACCAACAGAAGATCCTTTTTTTATCCTATCTTGTTCTGCTGGTTTACCTTGCTTAAGACTTTCACCTGACTTTGATATCGCTTCTCCACCTTTAGCAATGCTTTTTCCAACATCTCCCATAAGAGGTATATACGATATCACTTTCCCAAGACCTTGGATAATTAATCCAACTATGTTTACAAATGCTCCAAGTAAAGTTTGAATTATTCCAAGAGTTGTTTTTATAACAAGTGTTAATGCATCAAACGCAAAACTAAGAGTTGCCATAGCTACAGATACAATTGGTGATGCAAGTACTCCAATCGTTTGAACTAATGCTGATGAAAACGCAGCTATAAATTCTATTATCGGTTTTAATACATTTGAAACTCCAACAACTATAGTGGCTAATGCGTTGAATACTGGGCCAATCACACTATATACAACTGCACCTAAATCCATTAAAGGAGATGCAATATTATCAAATGCAACAGCAGATTTATTTATTGATGGAGCTAATTTTTTCATCGAATAATCTACATAGTCTGCATACTTTCTAAGCAATGGAGAAAGGTATTCAACCGCTGGTATTAACGATCTCCCTATAACACCACTAAGATCGTTCATTACTATTTCAAGCTTTTGCATTAAAGCTGGATTTGCTTTTGCAACCATTGGGCCAAAAATAGCAAGTGCTTGATTAGCTATTTTAACAGATTGTGTAACGCTGTTAAATGCAACACCTAATGCAGCGGATGCTGCACCAGCAAGAGTAAGTGATTTTGCGGATTTTATTATAGAAGAAACAGTACCACCAATGTTTACAATTGCTGCTGCAATCGTTCCACCAACTGAACCGCCAGAAGCATAATAACCAACTCCGCTAGAACCTCCTCCTCCAATTGAACCGCCAGAAGAACGATATTCAGTTTTTGGTGCATCTTTCCCTTGTTTGTACTGACTAATAACTGACTTTAAAAAACTTCCAGAAATGTTGTCTCCAAGTTTCCTTTTGTTTTTCCCGCTGTTTATTGATTCAAGTTGCTTTTTGTTTTCTGGATCTTGAGAAGCCTTTTTATTTACAACGAACTCACCTGGAGTAAGCATTGCTGGTTGGGTATCTGTACCCTTTGGCTTCATTGGATTAGAAGCATCACCACCACCAGCAAGGTAAGAAACATCATTGTCAAGCTGTTCTTTTGGTTGCTTATATCCAATACCCTTGGCCATCATCTTTAAGCCATAGTTAACCAATGGGCCTCTAAACAATGGTGAAAAGCTTTGAAACCCAGCAATCATAGAATCCAATTCTTTTTTGGTTCTCTGATTGGCTTGTTCAAGCTGTTTAGCAGCTTGTTCTTGCTGTTTAATTAAATCATTTGCAGCTTTTGAAGATTCTTGTGCTTCTTTTTCTTGTTTTTTTCTAAAGTAATCTCTTAATACTTTTTCTGCTTTAGCTGCATCTTCTTCTGCTTTTTCTTTTCTTTTTGCTGCATCTTCAATAGCTTTGGCAGCAGCATCTGATGCAGCAGCAATCGCTTGTGCTGCTGCATCAGCAGTAAATTTTTCGTCATTTTCAAAAAGCTTTTTAGGAGGCCCAACAAAAGCCTTTGTTCCTTCTTTTCCAAGTTTTTTTACTTCTTCTTCGTCTTTTTGTCTTTTTTGATCCCTATTAAATAAATCTTTTGATGGGCCTACAAACTCAGGCCCAGTAGGAAGAACTTTCTTTCTTTCGTTTTCTTCAAAGTCTTTTTTTAAAGGCCCAACAAATTCTTTAGTTCCTTCTTTACCGGCTTTTTCAACTTTCTTTTCTTCTGCTTTTCTAGCATTATCAATGTCTGCTACAGTATCCCTAACACCAGAAATCATCTTAGACCAAGCATCTCCGGTTTGATTGATGCCTTCAATCAAAGAAGAAATTTTTACTGGTCTAACTTTTTCCTGTCTTTTTTCTATCTCTTTTTCTCTGGCCTTTTCTTTTACTATTCTTTCTTTTTCTTGAGGATCAATTGTTTTTTTAGGCTCTTTTGCTGCCTTTGGTTCTTTTGGTGGCTTTGCTTCTTTGACTGGTTTTGGCTTTAATGCCTCTTCTAAACGCAAAGCAATTATTTTTGCTTGATCCCTTAACTTCTGACTTCTAAGGTCAGCATCTTCTTGTTTTTGCTTTTTTGCTTTTTGCTTTTCTGCTTCTACTTCTGGATCTACAACTTTTGGTTGTTTAGGTTGCTTTGGAACATCTACCTTTGCTGCTTCTATCTTAGGAGCTTTAGCTTTCGGTTCTGGCTTTACTTCGGTCTTTGTTTCTTTTTCTTTTACAACCTCTTTAGTTGATGTAGGCTTGTCCTTAACCGCTGGCTTTTGAACTTTTTCGGGTTTTGCTACTACTTGAATTTTTATTGCTTTGATTGCGTTTACAAGAGTTGTTTGCAACCTTTTGATTGCCGTAGTCAAACCAGTAAAGCTTTTGGTAAAATCCCTCGATCCCGCCTTAACACTTTGGGCAATATTTTCCACCGCACCAACCAGATCGTTTGTCATCTCGTCATCTGATTTTAATGGAATATCTGCCATTATTTTATCCCTAGTGGTAAGCTTCCAAATTGCTTAATCCAAGATGATTTCATCTTAGCTTCACTCATCCCTAATGATGCTCCCATTTTCATAAAACTAAGGCATTTTTGCAACATCATATCTTCAATAGGAACGATTTTCTTTCTAGTATTCCATTCATGCTTTTCATCAGGAATATTAACAGGAATACCCTTATCATCTCTTCTCCGATAATAAAGTTCTACTATCTGCCTATCGGTCAACTTCTCAATCTCCCAAGGCCGAAGGAGATAAGGCTTATCCATCAAATTAACATAGTAGGTTTTTAAATTAGGTGGAGGGATTGGTTCTTTTGGATTAAAAGAACCCTCACCTACACCTTCTTGCCGTTTGGGAATGATTTATCCCGAACTATTTCCATTACGGCTTCAAACCTGTCATTTTCAGCAAGCATGATATCTTGAACTTCATTCTCAGGTGCTGAAAACAATATAGATGCGAATGCCAATGCTCCTGATGGAGTTGACAAAGATGCTATAGAATTCTCACTACCAAATGAATAAATTCCGCTCGCAATATCTCTTGTTACAGAAGAAATTGCTTCACGGAATTCAACAGGTTCTAACCTGTCTTTCATTGAGAAGATAGAATCGAGAGCTTTCTTCTCCATTCTCTTTTCAAATTCAGCTTTAACTTTTTGTGTAATGAGTCCAGCGGTGTATTTTTTCCCATTGTATTCAATGGTCAAAGACCCTTCACCGCTGGAATTTAACAAATTACCAACTGTATCTGACATGAATGCTTCCTTTCAAAAATTAAGGGGCAACAGGACCAACTCTAAAATCAAACTCGCCATATGTAGCAAATGTCACAGATATTTTTTGAACATCTTTTGCATCTGCTGTATAGTTCAACGAAGTTATAACGCAATTAGTTATAGTTACTGTTTGTTCTGGATCATCTCCATCACCAATACTAATAGATCCAACAGAACCTTGCTTCAATCCGTATCCACCAACAACTTCTAAAATATCAAGGGTTATCTCTGCTGAATACATACCAATGGCATGAGAGTCAAAACCTTGATTAATAAAGGTTGTAGTATCAATCACTTCTGCTTTTGAATTTACAGAAATATTTGTCGCTGGAAGAGGATCTGTTATACCAGAAAGAAAAACTTTTCCGTTTCGACCTGAAAGAATAGACATTTTAAAAACTCCTTAAATTATACTGAGAAGTCAGCAAAATTAACGGTAGGGGTTGAAGAAGGTATCAAAGTCAATTTTACCTTCTGAACATCTTTTACGGCAACATCATAAGTAACTTGGGTTACTGTGCAATTTTCAAACAAAAAGTCTGCACCAGCATTAGCAGCAGCAAGATATTCGTTTGTGGTCAATGTCGACTGAGTCGCTGTTGGATTTTCTGCTAAAAATGCTGTTCTATTGCCATCTTGTGAAAGCTTTAAATTAGCCTTCATACCAGCGAAAATAACTGGCATTTCTTCTTTATCATAAACTGCTTCAACAGTTATTTCTGCCGATTGAATCCCATCAGCAAGAATTGTATACCCTAATCCATTATAATTGCTTGCATCTGGAGTATCCATTTTTGTAGCAATAGTAACGGATGTGCAGGGAAGGAATACTGGGGTTAAAGTGTCTGTTCTTTCTATAAAAAGACTAGCTACTTTACCAGTAAGAAAAATATTATCTACTGCTGCCATGTTTGACTCCTTAAATTAAACTAAACCTTGTTCCATGAATCCATATGATACCTTAAAACCAGTAACATTGTAAACTGTATTCGGGTTGCTATTGACAGAAAACGGCTGAATACCTTTGATACTTATTCGTGATGGACTAAGCGAAGCTGGAAATTGGCTTATCTGATAAATTTCTTTTCTAATTTTGTACCTATCATCAAGATCCGTATACACTAGATCCCTAGCATATTCTTGAATGTAATAAACCCTGATTGAATATATGTACTCAGATATTCCACCAAAGGCTTCTATTCCTAATTCTTCGCCTTCTTCTGATGGTGCTATTACTACACATGGGAATGAATCAGATTCCCTTATAACCGCACCCTTACGCTTGTATACGGTGTAAGTTAAATCCACTAGCTTTTCTGCAACAGTATCCATGATCGTAGTGTAACGATCTGCTGCATTAGCTGCCATAATCGGTCTTGGCTTGCGATATATTCTGTTATTCATGTTTAACTCTGTTGAGTGCAATCAAGTCCGTAATACTCTCTGTTTCCAGAGTTATCAATTTGGTTGACATAATACTTAACCGAATTAACATCCGTTATTTCGCAATCAATCATGGGCTTGAAACCACTAAGGTTAGCTTTCCATACTAAAAATCTTGTAATGTTTTCAATCTTTGCCACACCACTTTGATCGGTGTAAGCTAATGTCATTGCTCTTCTAAATCCATAATTTGTAGTGACGGTAGAATTGTCTACATTTTTTAAATTAAGCACCTCTGGATTATCAAACACATGATATTCCTGAGACAAATTTAGCGTAGGCATACACACCTCTTACATGAATTGTGTCTTGTATGTTTGCGGATTCACATAAGTCAGAAGTTTGTTTACTTGCGTAATATGCTGCAAGGTTTGCTGCCTCCACTCTGTTCTAGAAACAGCAACACCTTCCCATGAATAAGAAGGTTGAGGGCTTGCAGAATCAGCCACCAATGCGTTTATGTAGTTGTCTCTTATAGTCAGGAGGTTTTCGGCTGGAGTTGGCATAATAACCTCTTAAAAAGAAAGCTAGGGGCCAAGAACTGGCCCCCAACCTCAGGGTAGGTAGGACTAAGCAGGGAGTCCTTGAACAACATAACGAGGATCAGTAACACCAGCAGAACCCCACCAAGAAGCCTTGATGGCAACTGCAATGTCCTGATTGAACTCGGCCCAGTTATTAGCTGGAGCTTGGACAACTTCCATAGGCTTGGCTTCACGCCATACGAAAGCCTTTTTGAAGTTACCCAAGTAAACATACTTGTCTGCTGTGGCAGCAGCAATACCGCTAGTTACCAACAGGTTTCTCGCATGAGCGGATGTGAGAAGACCATAGTTGTTGTCAAGCGGATTAGGACTTTCCAACTGCTCAACATCACCAGAAGTGGCAAAAGGCCCATTTTTGGTAACCGTCTGAGGATTCAAGATCCTAGAAGCAGTATACTTTTGGAAAGGCATAACAAGCATTTGCATACCAGGGCCAAAGATATCGATGGGTTTACCAGTATTGGGGTCTTTCATCTGGTAGAACAATTGTTCCAGCGTATTAATGCTAGCAAAATTGCTCAACGCATAAGAAGTCACCTTATTGATGAAACCAAAGGTCATGCCAGCTTGAGCGGTTGCTGAATAGGTATTCAGAGTAGCTTCTGCACCAGCAGCAGTACCGTACACATAGCTACCTGTTAGGCCAAGTACCGTGTTAAGAATTCTTTCTTCACGAACTAGACCGCAATAAGTACCTACGGATTCGGCAGATGCCAAAGCTTGGGATGTCTTGTCCGAATAAATCATTTCTGCGGTAATTGCACAAATTCTACCCACCTTTTCGATGGCTGGAAGGCGTACATAGTTACCAGAGAACTGAGTTTGCGGATAAGGCATACCAGGTTGAACCACTTCTGGCGAAGGGCTAATATCAGACAACCAAGGAATGATCTCAGTCGAAAGGTTCTGACCAGCAGGGATGGTCGATACAAGTTGATCACCGATAAACGATGCCAATTTGTATTTTTCTTGAACCGTAGTAATGAGGATCTGACCTGTGATTGCTGCAAAATTACTTGCATCAACCGCTTCGGTGGCTTCCATAAAGGTTCGCTCAGGCCCATTGAAACGATTAAGCTGTTCGGCCCAATCGTCACCCATGATGCCTTCTGCAAGACCTCTAAGGGAGATGCGATTTACCGCAACATCACCTTTAGAAATAGATTCCGAAAAGAACTGCTTGGTTTTAGCCAAACCATTTTGTTGGCCGAATTCCTTCAGCTTTTTACCTAGACTCTTCATGCTAATCTCCTTAAAAAGTTGTGGATTATCGGGCCACAGGGTTTTGACTAGACAACAATTGGAATTTTACTACGCCAGTACCAGCAAGGGCTTCAACAACTCGACCGATAGCTAAAGCAGCGGAAGCA